TCCCACGCTCCCCCAAAACCTGATCAATTTTCATGCCCAATTCCACCCCACTTCAGCCCCCAATCCAACCCGTCTCAAAAGCCGCCGCTCGTAGCGTACTTTTCGTATCCCCCCTAAAGGGGGGAGTACGAGTACGTACGCTGACTCGCCTTGCCCCGGTGAAGATACGAACAAAGATACGCCACAACCACTTTCCTTTGTATTTCAATGACTTACACCGTATCTTTTCAAAAAGTACGCGTATGTACGCTAGGCTTTTTGGCCATTTTGGGCCATTTGCATCCTGCTCGCCATATTTTGGCAAATTACGGCAAATCCGGCCCCATTTTTCTCCACCATTTCGGCCAAAGTCAGCACCCCGATCAGCTTGTCGGTGACGCTTGGTTTGAGGTACTGCTGGGCATATGCCTCCTTCAAACCCACCTTGATTTTGAGGTAATCGAGCAGCGCCGATCGTGACACAAACGGCTGCCCGTTGGCGATTTCGGCACCGGAATCAAACCACGCGCTTTCAAACATCTTGCGCCATGTATCCAATTTGGATTCTTTCTTCCGCTCTGGGGGTGCCTCTGCGGTTACAAGCACGGCGCTGGTAACAGGCTCTCCGTCCTCATCCAGCCAGCCGTTGATGGCGACGGACTGGAGTTCCGCGTAGACCGGCTCGGCCTCTTCGGCGTCCTTGGACTTGCGCTGCACGATCTGAATTGGCGTGTCGCCCTTGGCGGGGACGACGCTGATCTCGATCTCGAGCGCACCCTTCCATGCGGACGATCCGCGCGCCCGGTGCTGGGCCTCATCAGCGACGCCGGTGTGGTGGACGAGGAGCACCGAGCAGTTGAACTCCCGCATCAGGCTGGCGCAGGCGTCGATCATGGTCTTGGCGTCGACGGAACTATTCTCATCGCCGGCGAGGAAGCGGTGCAGGGTGTCGACGTTGATGAGGCTGGGTGGGTGCGGCAACGCGCGGATGGCATCGACTACCCGAGTATATCCCTCGGGCGTGTTGAGATCGGTGCCGGTCTTGGAGATCCACATGTCCAGTGTGCTGGCTTTGTGGTGCTGCTTCCACGCGGCAACGCGCGATCGCAGGCCGTGATGGCCCTCGCCGGCCAGATAGACCACTGGGCCGGGCTTGACGCGATGGCCATGCCAATCGGTGCGACCCGACGCGATGTGCAGGCTCCAGTCCAGCACGGCGAAGGTTTTGCCGCCACCGGACGGGCCATGCACCATGATCAGCGCGGCTTCCTGTAGCCAGTGTTTGACCAGCCAGCGGATTGGCGCGGGCTCGAGGCAGAATTCATCGGCCGGGGTGAGCCAGTCTGTTACTGCAGGGGGCGGGTTCAGCAAGGCCTTCAGATCATGCCCCGCCTGCACGTAGTCGTTCGCATCGCCGGGGATGGGGGGCATGACGACCCGCGCTCCATGTTTGGCTGACGCCTGATCGGCGTATTTCTGGCCGGTGCCGGATGTGTCGTTGTCTGCCACGATCGTGATCGGCGTCGAGATCCCAACCAACTCGCGGATTGAGCCGGTGACGGGCACGAGGTTGGAGGCCGAGTAGGCCACGACGCAGGGGCGGCCGGTGACCTCGTGGATGGTCGCGGCCGTGGCAAAACCTTCGGCGATGTAGACGGGGCCCGGCTCATCCATCGTCCCGACGATCCAATAGCAGCCGCCAGTCTGGCCGCCGGAGTGGTACAATTTGCCGCCGTCCACGTCGATATACTGGAGCGACGCCAGATGCCCGTCTGGCGTATAGAGCGGCACGACCAGCCGGCCATCGCCCGTGACGCGGGAGCCGTTGATGCCGATGCCCTTGCGCGCCAGGTAGGGGTGCGCTGGGTCGGCGCCCATGCAACCGACCCAGATAGCCTCGACGGTGTTGGCGGCGGTCTCGCGGGTGCGAGCCGTCTCTGCATCGCGGGCGGCCTTGGCCTCGTTCATCCGGCGGGCGTGGGCCATTTCCTCGGCCGGGGTCAAGCTGCGACCCACGTCGGCGCGCCACGTCGATTCAATGCCAGCGCGCCAGCAGCCGAAACGGCCGGCGGGAATGCCATCCGAGTAAGCCACGTACCAGCCGGATTTGTCGCCAGCGCCGGGGCTTCCCTTCGTGCCGGAGTTGAAGCGGTGCAACTTGCCATCGAGGACAATCTCACGCGGCGGGGTCATTCCCGATCGCTGCATGGCATCGAGTAGTTGCACGGCCGGCGGATCAGGCTGCGCCACTTTCGGCGGCGACCACGGGCCACCCAATATGTTGGTGAGGTCAACCATCGACTGTCGCCGCAGTCAGATAGTCAGACAAAGCCTTCATCGTCGCATATGTGGGGTTGGCGTTCGTGCCGTTGCGGATCGCCGCGACCGTGTTGCGATGGATGCCGGTGCGCTGCGACACCTTTTCGATGTTGCGATCGTCAAGCGCCGTTCGCAGTTGTTCCAGATTGAGCATCAGCGTTCCCTTTTGATTTTTCCACAATTCAGGCTTTACAACCACACCACACGCGCTGTAAAGACCCTTTTACGCACCGACTGGATGGTCCGACAGGTGCGAAGCGAGGAGAGCCTTATGGCAATCAATCTGAAACAGACGGGCGGACTGTCCGCCAACGGCGTCAAGCTGCTCTGCTATGGGCAGGCTGGCGCCGGCAAGACGAGCCTGATCCGCACGCTACCGAACCCGGTGGTGTTGTCGGCGGAGGGTGGTCTGCTGTCAATCCAAGACGCCGACCTTCCCTTCATTGAGATCACCGGCATGGATGATCTGCGTGAGGCGTATGAGTGGGCCAAGTCGTCGACCGAGGCGGCATCATATCAGAGCGTGGCGCTGGACAGCATCAGCGAGGTCGCCGAGGTCGTACTGGCCCACGAGCTGCGCAAGAACAAGGACGGCCGCGCAGCTTATGGCGAACTTAACACCACCATGCAGGAACTCATCCGCGCATTCCGCGACCTGCCCGGCAAGCACATCTACATGTCGGCCAAGCTGGAAAAGTCGCAGGATGAGATGGGCAAGCTGCTCTACAATCCGGGCATGCCCGGCAAGTCGTTGACGCAGGGGCTGCCGTACTTCTTTGATGAAGTACTGGCACTGCGGCTCGAGCGTGACGCCGACGGCGTGACCCAACGCGCCTTGATGTGCGACGGCGACGGCGCGTGGCTGGCCAAGGACCGTTCCGGCAAGCTGGATACGTGGGAGGCGCCGGATCTCGGTGCCATCATTGCCAAGATTGGCGGTGCAGCATGACCGCCTCAATCTACCAGCAGTGGCTAAATGCCAAGGCGATTGAGACTGCCGCGATCAAGACCCGCCGCGATCTTGAGGATGCGATGGTTAAGACCTTTGGCGTGGCCGAAACGCTGGAGGGCACCCTCAACTTTGATGCGGACACGTACAAGGTCAAGATTGAGGGCCGCATCAACCGCAAGATCAACGCCGACAAGCTGCAAGAGCTGGCGGCGGAGCACGGCCTGAGCGACCACCTTGCAAGCCTGTTCCGGTGGAAGCCGGAAATCAACGCCTTTGCTTGGAAAGCAGCCAAGCCGGAAATCACAACCCCATTACTTGACGCAATAACGGCCACACCGGGCCGTCCTAGCTTCACCATCACCAAGGAGTAAGTGACATGGCATTCCTCGAAGAAACTTTTGTCGTCGACAACCTGCCGCAGCCTGAGCGCAGCTATGACCTGCTGCCCGAGGGCTGGTATGACGCCACGATCACGAAGGCCGATGTCGGTCAGACTAAAACTGGCACCGGCACCAAGATCGATGTCCGCTACGACATCACTGGGCCGACGCAGCAAGGCCGGGTCATTTTCGGCAGCCTAAACATCCGCAACGCCAGCGTCGAGGCCGAACGCATCGGTCGGGAACAACTGGGTGAATTGATGCGCGCCATTGGCCTGCAACGGGTGCAGGATTCCGACGAGCTGATCGGCGGTAATGTCTGCATCAAGATCCGCATCAAGAAGGCGAGCGCCAAGGACATCGCCAACGGTTACACGCAGGACCGTAATGAGATCGCGGGCTGGAAGGCGATCGGCGGTTCAACGCCGGCGATGCCGAAGGCGCCGGGCTCCGCATCGGCCGCGCCAGCCAGCGCAAGCGCCAAGCCGCCTTGGGCTAAGTAAGTGAGTTTGTCCCCCCGGCCATTTGGGGTCAGCCGGGGGGACGCCTCGGCCGTCACGACGGGAGACGAGCATGATTTTGCCTGAGCCGATAAATACCATACCGCACCTGATCGACCAATACCATAAATCGCAGAGCGAGAAGCCGCGCCCGCATCTGGGGTGCAGCCTGCTGGGCCACCCTTGCGATCGATGGCTGTGGCTGTCGTTTCGCTGGGCTGTGGTGGAAGAATTTGAGGGACGCATCCTACGCCTGTTCCGCCGCGGCCAGAACGAAGAATCCATCATCATACGCGACCTGCGCAACGTCGGGATAGACGTGCGATCGAGCCAGCAACGGGTCAATTTTGGCAGTCACGTCTCCGGCAGCCTCGACGGCGTCATTGAGAGCGGCGTGCCAGAGGCGCCAAAGAAGCGCCACATTGCCGAGTTCAAGACACATTCGAAAAAGAGCTTCGACGACATGGTCAAGCAAGGCGTTGAGAAATCCAAGCCGCTGCACTTTGTCCAGATGCAGGTCTACATGCACGGCACTAACATTGACCGCGCGCTCTATGTGGCGGTCTGCAAGGACGATGACCGGCTTTATGTCGAGCGCGTGCGCTACAACCGCGACGTTGCCACCAGAGCAGTGGAGCGCGGCCAGCGCATCACACTGGCGGATCGCCTACCACCACCCATCAGCACCGATCCTAGCTGGTACCAGTGCCGCTTCTGCCCGGCGCACAGCTTCTGCCACAAGGCCGAGCCGACCAAGCACGCCAATTGCCGCACTTGTGCGCATGCGACGGCGAAACCTGACAGTACCTGGCGCTGCGAGCGGCATGACGCTGACGACATCCCGGTCGATTTCCAGCACACCGGCTGCGATGATCACATCATCCATCCCGATCTGGTGCCGTGGCCAATGATCCCCAGCGAGGACGGCCACAGCGTCATGTGGCGCATCGGCGATCGCGTGATTGAGAACGGCGCGACTGCATACAAGAGCCGCGAGATACTGGCGAACCCGGCCGTGTGCGGGACCGAAGAAGTTGAGAATGTGAAGCGGGTGTTCCCTGAAGCGGAGGTGGTGGCGTGAAATACGGATCCGTTTGCAGCGGCATCGAAGCCGCAACCGCCGCCTGGCATCACCTTGGCTGGCAGCCAGCCTTCTTTAGTGAGATTGAGCCATTTCCGCGCGCCGTGTTGGCGCATCACTATCCAACCGTGCCACTGCACGGCGACTTCACCACAATCGGAGCTGATCAATATGGAGCAATTGACCTTCTTGTCGGAGGAACCCCCTGCCAATCGTTCAGCGTCGCTGGCCTGCGAGGTGGACTGGATGACGACCGTGGCAACCTGGCCCTTGAGTTTCTTAGGCTTGCTGACCGAAAGCGGCCCAGATGGGTGGTTTGGGAGAACGTCCCCGGCGTCTTGTCAAGCGACGGAGGACGGGACTTTGGTTCCATACTCGGGGGCTTGGGCGAACTCGGGTATGGGTTCGCCTACCGAGTGCTTGACGCTCAGTACTTCGGAGTGGCCCAGCGCCGCCGTCGTGTGTTCGTTGTCGGATACCTTGGAGACTGGCGACGTGCCGCAGCGGTTCTTTTTGAGCGCCACAGCCTGTCAGGGCATCCTGCGCCGAGTCGAGAAAAGGGGCAAGGATTTACCGATCGCATTGCACCAAGCGTTGTCAGCAACGGCGACGCGCACAGCGGCTTTCGGGATGAGAAGGGATTAATCGCGCAGAAGGTGACGTATCCTATCGACACCCAGAACATGACTGAGGGGCACAACAGTGGCGGGAAGGGTTTCGGCGCGGAAATTGACCCCAGTTTCACGCTGACCAAAGGCCACAGCCACGCCGTTGCGGTGGCGTTTGGCATTGAGGATGGCTTAGCCCACTGCCTGCGTTCTGGCGCCAGCAAAGCCGACAAACCTGACAGCACAACGTATGTGGCGCAGCCGGCGGCGTTCCAATCGTCGCAATCCGGCGTGCGCGTTGGAGACACGCACGCGACACTAGACGCCAACAACGGCAGCAGGCGGCACAACGGCATAGCCACAGCATCCGCCGTCCGCCGCCTCACCCCGCGCGAGTGCGAACGCCTGCAAGGCTTCCCCGACGATTACACCGCCATCCCGTGGCGCAAGAAAGGCTCAGAGGATTGCCCTGACGGCCCGCGCTACAAGGCGCTGGGCAACAGCATGGCGGTGCCGGTGATGCGCTGGATTGGAGAGCGTATTGCAGCAGTGGAGACAATAATAGCAGTGTTCCCTGAAGCGGAGGTCGTGAAATGAATATGAATTTTATTGAAAATGTATTTGGCAATGAACTGCAAGTTCGTTGCCCAACCTGCAAAAATTCTCACACGCATCATGTTGGCGTAGAATCGGCTGAAAGATTTGAAGAGGATGCAGAATTTGGAACTGTTGTTACCGTTCGCGGGCATCATGTTTCATTTTCAAATGATGCCGGAAAAAGAAGCGTTAGCAGACGGCGCGGTTCTGTTTCAATTAGAATGAGCTGTGAACAAAGATGCGATGATTTTTTAATTTCCTTTGTTCAGCACAAGGGAACTACCTACATTAATTGCAACGTTTTGACGGAAGCCGGAAACACATATTGGCGGGGTGTGGACAATGCTCCGTGATTACCAACAGAACACTATCGACCAGCTATACGAATGGTTTGCTGCGGGCAACGCGGGCAACCCGTGTCTGGTGCTGCCAACCGGATCCGGCAAAAGCCACATCGTGGCTGCGCTGTGCAAAGATGCGCTTCAAAACTGGCCGGAGACGCGCGTCCTGATGCTGACCCACGTCAAAGAACTTATCAGCCAGAATGCTGAGAAGATGCGCCAGCATTGGCCTAACGCGCCGATGGGTATCTATTCCGCCGGGCTGCGAAGCAAGCGCCTGGGCGAGCCAATCACGTTCGCCGGCATTCAATCGGTGCGGAGTAAGGCGCATCTGCTAGGCCATGTTGATCTCGTCATCATCGATGAGTGCCATCTGGTGAGCCACAAGGATGAGGGCGGCTATCGGCATCTGCTGGCTGATCTTGCCGTCATCAACCCGGCGCTGCGCGTCGTGGGCCTGACAGCCACGCCATATCGGCTGGGCCACGGGCTGATCACCGACGCACCGGCCCTGTTCCACGCCATGATCGAGCCGGTGTCGATCGCGGAACTGATCTACAAGGGTTTCCTGTCCACCCTGCGTAGCAAGCCTACCAGTGCCACGTTTGACGTGAGTGGCGTCCACAAGCGGGGCGGAGAGTATATCGAGAGCGAACTGCAGGCGGCGATCGATACCGACGAGAACAACGTCGCCGTGGTTGACGAGGTGATTGATCGGGCTGAAGGGCGCAAGGCGTGGCTGTTTTTCTGCGCCGGCGTCCACCATGCCGAGCAAATCGCGGTGCTGCTGAACCGACGCGGTATTCCGGCGGCCTGCGTGGTGGGCACGACACCGAAGGCCGATCGCGAGCGGATACTGGCGGATTTCAAGAGCGGCCGCCTGCGGGCTCTGACGAATGCAAACGTTCTAACGACCGGGTTCGACTATCCTGACATCGATTTGATTGCCATGCTGCGGCCGACGATGAGCGCCAGCCTGTATGTCCAGATGGCTGGCCGCGGGATGCGCGTGAAGAGCCACACCGATCACTGCCTTGTGCTCGACTTTGCGGGGGTGGTGCAGGCGCATGGGCCGATCACCGCTGTGGAGCCGCCGAAGCGCAAGGGCGATGGCAATGGCGAGGCGCCGGTCAAGGTCTGCGATTTCTGCAATGAGCTGGTGCACATCAGCGCCCAAGTTTGCCCGACCTGCGGGTCGCCGTTTCCAGAACCAGAGAAGCCTAACCTGGAGCTGCACTACGACGACATCATGGGCATCGATGTGCAGAAAATGCAGATCACGGAATGGAGATGGCGCAAACACACGAGCCGCGCCAGTGGCAAGGAAATGCTGGCGGTGGCTTACTATGGCGGCCTAAGCGATCCGCTGGTCGAGGAATATTTTCCGGTTACGCACGGCGGCTACGCCGGTGAAAAGGCGTTGGCTACGCTGGGCGTCATTGCCAGCAGTGCCGGCGCGCAGTTAACGCAGGACATCATGCTCGACGGCGCCGCTGCCGTGATGACTGCCTCAAGGCCGCCAGCGGACATCACATACAAACGCGATGGCAAATATCATCGGGTCATCGGGAGGCTGTGGAGATGAGTATGGCAACAAAGCCAGCCGCGCTGATTGCTTGGGAATGCGGCCGCCCTAAATTATGCTGGGACTGCAACTTTTTTCACCGGGAAACCAACTATTGCCACAAGCACGCCGCAACACCGCCCGCCGAGTTCCAAGAGGCGCCAAGCGCCTGCCAGGATTGGAAAGAGCACGATCCATACGATGTGCAGGCGAGGGAAGTGCCGTTCTGAAGGAGGCCGTCCCAACCGAGCATGAGGAGCAGCGTGATTTCGTGCGCTGGTTCCGGCGCAAATATGGGCCGGTGCGGATCTTTGCCATCCCCAACGGCGGCTATCGCTCTCAGACGGCCGGCGCCAAGCTCAAGGCCGAGGGCGTGTCGGCTGGCGTCCCTGACCTGTTTGTGCCGGCTTGGCGGCTATGGATCGAGATGAAGCGCCAGAAGGGCGGTCGCGTCTCGCCCGAGCAGACCGACTGGATTAAATATCTGGAGAGCCTTGGCCACATCTGCATCGTGTGCCCCGGCTCAGAGAATGCGCAAGCTCAGGTCGACGCATTCGCTGCCACGATAAAATAATTCGCGGCACTGCATTTTGTCTGTTGATCTTTAGGACGAATGGCCCCATAACAATCAGACCAACGGGGCAGCGCCCCACCAACTGGGAGACAGAAGATGGCACTTTCTTTTCGAGTTCGCGACGATCTGGTCGATCTGGGTCGTGATGAAGACGGTTCGGTTATCGTGGGTCGTTCGTTTTACGTAGTGGCCGAGGACGCCGCCGGTCGTCGTTATGCTCATAATCATTCTTTTCTGGATCACGTTCAGCGTTACGACGAAGAAGATGGTGGTCATTTTTGGGGTCGCCGTTGGGACGGTGACGCCGAGCGTGAGGCTGCTGCTCTTCTGGCTCGTATCGAAGCTCACGTTGCTGCCGGCGGCGCTCTTAACGAAGCTCATTGGGACGAGGTCGATCCGGGTTACGGTTCCGCCGCTTATCAGGAGCTGGACGCCGTTGGTTATTTCGCGGCTCGTGAGCGTCACGAGGCTCGTCAGGCCGGTGAAGCGGTTCCTTTCGATCAGGTCTACGATTATCATTTCGCTTAACCACATCGGCGGGGTTTAGGCCCCGCCACCCTACCAACCGGGGCAGCGCCCCACCAACTGGGAGACGACCAATGCACACATGGCTCAAGGAAGACATCGCCAAGCAAGAGTGGCGCGCCGATCGGGCGCTCACCACCGCCGGCCCACCGCAGGCGCTCTGCCCGACGACGCGCTCGATCAGCAGCGCCGCGTGGGCCCTGCTCCATCCCAC